GTTATTCAAAAAAAAGGACTTATAAGAAGAGGTACCAGAGTGTTGCTAAAAAAGCAATTAAAGCAGCTAAAAAAGCCAGATTTGCTAGAGCAGTTAAGAAAGTACTTTCTAAACAATCCGAAACAAAAGAAGCATATTTTGCATCCTCTCCTGATTCAATGACTACTTTTAATAGTCAAATTACTCAAGTAGGTGATATGTTGCAAGTGATCCCAAATATCTCAAAGGGTGTCAATGAAAATAATCGCATAGGCGACCAAATTATGGCACAAAGTTTAAATGTAAGAGGTCATATACGATATACACCATCTACTTCAGTAAATGATCCTGGAAGAGGAAACATAGCAGCTAGAATGATGATAGTTACATTAAAGGTAAGACCATCTTATCCAGAAGCGGCAGGTAGTTCACCATTTTTAGGTCAATTATTAAAGAAAGGTGGAACAACTACAACATTTAGTGGTATATTATCTGATTTATATGCACCAATTAATACTGATTTGTTTACAGTTCATGCAGATAAAAGATTTTATTTAACACAACCAATGATGATTCAACCAGCAGGTGGTGGATTATCAAGTGGTTTTCAAGATTTACAAAATATCGTCAAGTTTTTCAATTTTAATGTTAAATTAAAGAAGAAATTTTTATATGACGATTCAGTAAATGGTGGTTTAACACCAACTAATGTGGGTCCTTTTATGTTATTAGGTTATACTTATTTAAATGGAGCAGCACCAGATGTAGCTAACCAATTAGTTGGATTAGAATATGTTTCAACATTTAAATTCGAAGACAATTAAAAATCATAGAATGGCAAAAGACAATTAGAATAAAATCCTTAGGGATTTTTTTCCTATTGAAAAAAAAAAGTTAACGGGGTGGTGCGGTAGTGAATAAACGCCTTTAGGCGGATATTCCCACGCGATTTGGGGTGTCCCCAATTTAGCTGGCTCATTCTATGTCCACAATATCCAGGATTTCCAGTACTTTAAAAATAATATATATAGATTTTTTTTTTTGTTATTCCAGGATTTATCCGTCAAAAAAAAAATCTGATAGTCTGTTGAGGGTTGCGGGACCCCAACATAAGACATAACCAAAAAGAATTATTTTCTATTATATAATATATGACAGAAAATACTGCTTGTGCTGTATGGGACTTTCGTGCCAATGAAGACAATTACACATCCGAAGAGCTACTTGAATGGATGAAGGCAAACACAAAAAAATATTGTTTCCAATTAGAAGAATCTGATAATGGTTACATTCATTGGCAAGGTAGATTTTCATTAATTAAAAAGCGTACTAAGGCCCCATTACTTAGAATAATGAAGGATAAACCAAATTATTTAAAGCCAACATCTTCACAAAATCATCAGGAAGAATTCTTTTATGCAATGAAAGAAGATACAAGAAAGCAAGGACCATGGAGAGATGACAATAATCAACCTCCTGGATCTGCTTCTGAAATATATATACCAAAACAATATAGGGATTTACCTCTTAGGCCTTGGCAACAAAAATTGTTACAGGACGCCAATTTATTTAACAGCAGGGAGATAAATTTAATTTATGATCCTGTTGGAAATCGTGGTAAATCAACAGTTGCAGCAATAGCTGAATTAACATGTGGTGGTATAGATATGCCTCCATTAAATGATTTTAAAGAATTATTGGCATTATTATGTGATATATGTATGGATGGTAAATTGAGATCGCCTTCTCCGATCTTTTTTGACTTGCCCCGTGCCCTTGATAAAACCAGATTATATGGTATTTATTCAGCCATTGAGCAAGTTAAGAAAGGTAAGTTATACGATTGTCGATATCATTATAAAGCATGGTGGATAGATAGCCCAGTAATATGGGTATTTAGTAATATATTGCCTGATAGAAACTTATTGTCAAATGATAGGTGGAAAATATGGACATTTTCTGAATATGGTGACCATCTATTACCATATGATGACCCATTGATTAAATCACAAGTTGATGCAATATATGGTAAAAATAATTAAAACTATATAAAAATATCTAGTTTTATTTATATGCGTTATTCCAAACGTCGTTATTCAAAAAAAAGGACTTATAAGAAGAGGTACCAGAGTGTTGCTAAAAAAGCAATTAAAGCAGCTAAAAAAGCCAGATTTGCTAGAGCAGTTAAGAAAGTACTTTCTAAACAATCCGAAACAAAAGAAGCATATTTTGCATCCTCTCCTGATTCAATGACTACTTTTAATAGTCAAATTACTCAAGTAGGTGATATGTTGCAAGTGATCCCAAATATCTCAAAGGGTGTCAATGAAAATAATCGCATAGGCGACCAAATTATGGCACAAAGTTTAAATGTAAGAGGTCATATACGATATACACCATCTACTTCAGTAAATGATCCTGGAAGAGGAAACATAGCAGCTAGAATGATGATAGTTACATTAAAGGTAAGACCATCTTATCCAGAAGCGGCAGGTAGTTCACCATTTTTAGGTCAATTATTAAAGAAAGGTGGAACAACTACAACATTTAGTGGTATATTATCTGATTTATATGCACCAATTAATACTGATTTGTTTACAGTTCATGCAGATAAAAGATTTTATTTAACACAACCAATGATGATTCAACCAGCAGGTGGTGGATTATCAAGTGGTTTTCAAGATTTACAAAATATCGTCAAGTTTTTCAATTTTAATGTTAAATTAAAGAAGAAATTTTTATATGACGATTCAGTAAATGGTGGTTTAACACCAACTAATGTGGGTCCTTTTATGTTATTAGGTTATACTTATTTAAATGGAGCAGCACCAGATGTAGCTAACCAATTAGTTGGATTAGAATATGTTTCAACATTTAAATTCGAAGACAATTAAAAATCATAGAATGGCAAAAGACAATGCGAAATAAAAATCTTAGGATTTTTTTTTCCTATTATAAAAAGAAAAGTTAACGGGGTTGGTGCGGTAGTGAATAAACGCCTTTAGGCGGATATTCCCACGCGATTTGGGGTGTCCCCAATTTAGCTGGTTTATTCTATTAACTATTATATGGTTAATAAAATGAAAGGTAAAGTTGAATGTGAGACTCGTGTTTTGCGCGAAAGTCTACTTCAACATTCAACGTCGTGGCGTCAGCTCGCGTCAGCTTATTAATACGCAAAGCGTTAGCTTGTCTGAAACTTGTTTCAGTGCGTTCCAAGGCATTAAAAAAAAATATCTAGTTTATTATATATATGAATATTTTTTCAGGACGTTTTGACATGAAACTTGATTATGAAGAGACGACAATAATGTGTGCTGATTTCGCTTTTTTGTTTCAAATGGAAAATTTTATTTTTGCTTTTGAAAATAGGACTAAATCAGGCCTCCCGTGTAAAGCACACATTCATTGGGTCGGTGAAACAACCAAATCACAGCGTTCAATACAACGTTATTTTCAAGATATGGAATACGATTATAGTACCAAATTGTTGACTAAATCTGATTTTCCAAAAGTTATACATTATACATTGAAACAACAGGACTGTATTCTAACAGACTATGATCCTGATGTGTTAAAGCTTTATATGGAAGCATCTCGACAATATAATGAATCAATACAGATTAACAAAATGAGTGAACATATTGAAGTCATTATAAATAAGTTAAAAACTGAAGAAAAAGAGACTTATACAAGAGATGATATATTTTATGAAATAGCATATTATATTGTAGAATGGAACCAAGACCCAAAGAATATAAGGAAAATCAAAAATCCGAACGGTAATTCATTGTTACAAATTGTACAGTACATAGAAACTAAATTATTACCTGCTAGTGAGTGTGTACATAGATATTTAAGGGATAATTTTATGATAACTGAATATACCAGTTCATCGTTAACTACTCGAATTAAGAGACATTATGATAAATGTGAACAAGCAGAAGATATATTATTAGCAAATGAGACGCTAATTGAACATGGACCAGAAGAGCATCAACGGGATAATTTTATTGATCCTGATAGAAATGATATGTATATTGATTCAGATAATGAAGATTAATATATAAAAAACTATTTAAAAATATCTAGTTTTATATATATGCGTTATTCCAAACGTAGTTATTCAAAAAAAAGGACTTATAAGAAGAGGTACCAGAGTGTTGCTAAAAAAGCAATTAAAGCAGCTAAAAAAGCCAGATTTGCTAGAGCAGTTAAGAAAGTACTTTCTAAACAATCCGAAACAAA